TATTTAACATAAAATTACGTTATGCGACATTCGGCTTTGAGCCAAAAGAAAAGGGAGTTTTAAAACTCCCTTTTTTTTATCTTGGAATAATTATTTTTCCAGATTCAGTGATTTCTATTAGGTCTATGCCTTGTTCTAGGACGATATGAGCCAATTCAGTATCTTTAACAGGCTCTAATTTTTTATTGATTAAGACCTTGTTTATTTCAACTGCCTTATTTCTAAGGAGTTCTTTTTCCCTTTCATTTAGTCTCAACATTTGAGCCATTGCCGTTTTCTTCCGAATCAATTTAATCCCTCAATTCTATAGATACTTGTATACACGCTTTACATGATACATGTAAATCTGTTATCTTTTTCCAAAATAGAAACATGTATACATGCTATGCAAAGAACAACATTTGATAGTCCACAAGAATTTACTCAGGCTGCTTTTAACAGGGTGGCAGAGCTTGTTTCTCAACATGGTCAATGTGCATTAGATAACTTTGTACCTGCTTTCTCCACAGAGCAGTGTCTAGAGCATTTGGCATTTGTTGCGTCTGAAATGGCTTATGACTATTCGCTGATTGATGTTCATGCAGATTTATACAAAAAAACAAACGCTGAATTAAAAGAAGAAATGGGGGATTGCTAATGAGAATTTTAAGCATCGTTCTAGGTTCTGTTGATGTTGAGTGCCCAAAGTGCTTCTCAAGATTTCATCACCAGTATTTGCCATTTCATATGTCTAAGTGTGAGGGCTGATTCATGAATAAGGGATTGGTTTTTCTTCTTGCTTTCGGCTTTTTAGTCTTATTTCTAGTTTCTTATTTAATTGTTCAAAGTCTTGAATATTTTGGGGTTCTCTAATGACTAATAAAACTAATCAGAAAAAAACTGTACAAAAAACAACCCAAACCCGTAAAAACACGGTGGAAAGCCCTAAATCTGCACAATTCTTCTCAGCAGAATCTAGTCGCCTGACTGATTTTTCTACCCCCGTTTATAATATGGGGGTTACGACATTGGATTCTCGTCTCCAATACGATGAATTCACCTTTCCTCGTCGCCTAGACAATTGCAAAATGGTTCTCACGGAGAAAGGAAATGTTCCAGTTTTACATTCTGTACCATGTGATGAATATGGGATTGCATCGCACGATTGGATTACTTTTGGATTTTGTCAGTCAACTTTAGGCCAAGAATATTATTCACTTGATCCGATGACTGCTGATTCAGAGCTAACCTATGGAATAGAAACGTTTTTAGATCATCATTTGCATGAAATATTCGGCTTTGGTCTTGGTGAAAAACGTCAAAACGGTATGCATAACTACAAGTTTGCATATGAATTACAAGACAAAATGGGCATGGTTTTATACGGTCATAGCTCTCGTCGTATTTCAATACAAATCAATGGTACTGGGTGTGCTTTAGCTCGTAAGGGTTGGCAAGTCCGCTTATATCAATACCTCACGTCTTACCAAAAATTTTATGATCCTCAAACAGGTTACTTAAAAGAAACTGGCCCACGTGAACCTAAATTAACCCGCGTCGACCTTGCCTATGATGACTTTGAGGGTCAATACATCACTGTAGATCAGGCAGATGAATGGGATGATGTAGGCGGATTTTGGTGTGGTGGCCGTCAACCTAAAATAGAAAAGATTGGCCCTTGGAAACGTCCAAACGGAAAAGGCCGTACCTTTGCTGTTGGTGATCGTACCAGTGGAAAATATGCACGTTTTTATGAACGTGGAAAAAAAGAGGGTAGTCCTTTAAGCCCTTGGGTACGTGCTGAAGTCGAATTTAAGTCTAAAGACCGCTATATCCCGCTTGATATTTTGCTCTCACCGTCTCAGTACTTTTTAGGCGCATACCCTTGCTTTGAGTGGCTTGCCAAGCAATTAGAAAAAGATTTTTGTACCCCTGAAAAGACAAAAGTTGTTAAAAAACAATCTGAAATCAGTTGGGATAAAGCAATCGACGTTCTTAAAGTGCAATTCGGAAAATACATCCGTCAATTCGCCAAAGTGGTCGAACCTCAAGAATTAATTAACATGATTTCATCCGATAAAGATGAAGTCCCGAAACGTCTCAAGTTTTCACATGCTGCTGTCATGCAGTCAATTCGTTTAAATCAACATTTTGAAACCAAACCAACATCACTAGAAGAGATGCCGCTTTTTGTCGGTAAACCACTGGTGAACATGTCTGCTTATAAGGAATTTGTCCATGCAATATGAATCACAAATCATCGTATTAGGTGCTAAAGCGTCAAAAGGCGAATTTAACGGTCGTCCTTTCGATTCAACCAAAGTCTTTGCACAAGCTGAGTTACAGCAAGGTGAAAACTTTGCTGGGTTTGTCTCTACAGAATACACGTGGGGTACATCGTTCAACTTTGAACGTATTAAAGGGCTTGATTTCCCATTTTCAGCAAAAGCAAAGATGCAAGTTGTATCGAATGGCAAGACTTCAACAACAGTCATGCTTGACCTAGTTCCTGAAAAAACAGTGCCTAAGGCTTAAGGATTTTAAGAAATGGCATACGAGTGCAAAACATTACAGATTCAAGGTGAATTGCCCGTATGTACAGAATGGCAAGAAGCTAGCTTTTTGCCTGATTTAACTACTGCGGATCGCGACTTGATCCTCCAGTGGGCGATAGGGATTTTCGCATTAGTCTTTGTCGTTAGAAAAATAATGCGGTTCTTTTAACAATTAATTGAGGCTCATCTCATGAATAAAACTTTAAAACAACGTCTTGCTATCATTAATAGCAAAAACCTTGCGACTTACGGCACTGGTGCTGTTGTTTCAACTGCACTTATGTCAAGCAATGCAAATGCATTGGATGTTGCTCCCGCTTTAGCAGGTGCTGATGCTGAATCAAACATTGAAACAGGTGCACTTTGGGTACTTGGTATCGTGGTTGTAATCTTCGGCGCACGTAAAGTTATCGGCTTCTTTAGTCGTTAATTTTGGAGCCAAGAAAATGACAGAAAGTGATTTGAATTGGATCATCTTAGCCGTTGTTTTCTTGGCTTTTTATCGTCTATTGAAATAAGAAATTAAATATTTGGGGGTTACATGAAAGCATTTAAATATTTAATTTTTTTACTTTTTCTTATTCCTACATTAACACATGCAGTTTCTTATAAGGTTCGTTCAAACAAGGGCAGTGTTTTGTACACCGAAATATTTAGCACTAAAGCTGCTGCTTGTTCTGCTCTTAGGCGTGATTTTCCCACAAATATATATCCCTCACCAATCGAGTCTGTTGGTAATGGATGTTATTCGGGTGGAACACTTTTAGGTTCTATCACAGAAGTTACTACACCTGAAACTCCAAAATGCCAAGCTGGAATTGTCCCTGTTACTTTAAAAGTCCCTGTAAGTTCTGGAAAAATGGTCTGTGTTGATAGCTGTCAATATTCTCTAACGAAATGTGTAGACGTTGATTTTGAGGCGGGTATGACTTGTGATGGAGTAAATGAGGGTCGAGAGTGTGGTACTCCAAAACCAACTGAACCTAACCCTAAACCTCCAGTCACTCAAGACCCAACAAACCCAACTGATAAAACTGATGAGCAAAAAACTTTTGAAAACATCATGCATGTCATTGGTGAAAAACTAGATGGCATTAAAGATGCAATTACAGGCGGAAATCAAAATCAGGGTGGTGGAGATACTGGTGGTTCTAATGGTGGAGATACTGGTGGTGACGTAAACGTCAATGTAGATATGTCCGAAACCAATGCCAAAATTGATGAAACAAATTCTTTAATCGATGAATTAACTAAATGGCTACAGGGTGAAGACTTAGGCGATGACATTTTTGGCGATAGTGAACCACCCGAAAAAGAATTAACCCCACAACAGTTAGACACAAATATATTTTCAGGCCGTGCCCAATGTCCTGCGGATGCTAGGCTGAGTTTCAACTTATTGGGTGGCAAGACATTTACCAAAACTTTCGAATTTAAAGACTGGTGCGACAATTTAGAAATTTTTGGCTCATTCATTCTTATTGCTTCGTATCTTTTTGGTGCTTATATCATAGTGAGTAAATCCTAATGCCTGCAATTTTAATCACGATTCTCGCTGCATTTGCTTCGTCACTCGTAGCAAAGCTAATGCTCGGTGCTGGTCTCGCATTCCTATCTTATACATTCATTAACGACTTAGTCGGTCAAGCTCAAGCAGGAATGCTAGGTCTTTATTCCAATATCCCTGCAAATATTATGGGTGTTTTGGGTATTTTAAAAATCCCTCAAGCCTTGTCCGTAGTTATGTCTGCAATCGGTACAGCAGCTTTTATTAAGTCATCCAAGCTCGCACTTGGGAAACAATAACAAACGCACTAGAAGGAGGAACGACGTCCGCAGTGCGGTGTTATGTTTCTCAAGTGGGGCAATATGGCAATTTTAATTACTGCGCCTTTGGGCACAGGCAAAACCCTGAAAACCATTGAGTTAATCTTTGAATACCTCAACCAAGGCCGTGAAGTTTATACCAACATTATTGGCTTAAAAATCACGGGTGTTCGCAATATCGAATCAACTCCTAATGATCCATTTGACTGGCGTGATTTACCGCCTGAATCTGTACTTGTGTATGACGAAGCGCATGAACATCCTGCATTTTCTGAGCGTGATTTACTCAAAAACCTGAAAAATGAACATTACGAAGATCGATTAAAAGCAATTTTAAAAATGCCTAACCTATCGGATACAAAGCGCAAAAGCTTGTATGCTGAGGTTGAAAAAGAATATTCAAAATTCATTAAAGATCGTAAAGAACAGATTCTAGACATTGGCCTAACCATGTCTATGCATCGCCATTTCGGTCAGGAAATTGTATTAATTACTCAAAACCCAACCAAGCTTAATAAAGATACGCTTTCCAATGTCACCATTCATTACGTTATGCGTCGCAAGTTCGGTTTTGAAGCTGCCAACATTTGGACATTTGGTGAAGCGATGACAACCTGGGGCAAATCTGTTGCAGATTCTGCCTTGGTTAAAACCTATTGGAAATTCCCCAAGCACTTATATAAATTCTATGTGTCATCTGAAAAACACAACGTAAAAAAATACTTTCCTAAAAAGTATTTTGCATATGCCTGTATCCCGCTTTTAATCTTTGGTCTTGGATATTCCAAAGCACGTGAAACTGGTTTCATGGGCTTAGTTCCAAAAGCTGAACAGGCTCAACAAATTGAAAAAGTGCCTACCGATCTGCCACAAGCTCAGATTGCTACCTATACACCTGAACAAAAAAAGGAAATTGATACCAAAAGGGCTGAGTTCATGGGTCTAACCTATGAGCAATATATGGATTTACAAAACCCTCAAGCTCAAGATGCTAAAAATCTAGCGGCTAACCAAAATTCAATCGATCAAATTGTAAATACTTACAAGGCTGATAATCCATTTGATTATTCATACCTTACACCGCCACCAGTAACCGCACATCGAGTTTTTTCAGGTTGTATGAATGGTGTTGCATACGACACACAAGGCACAATCCTCCATGATGCACCTAAGGATTTATGCAAGCGTTTACTTGCTGGGGACAGGCCGTTTAACCCTTATAAACAGCCTGAAAATGTAGATTCATACCAATATGCATCGAATGAAGCTCGTGGTGATGAAAATTATAAAAAGGCTTATTTAGAGAATATTGCAAGACTCGATGCTGAGCGTCATGTAAAAGCTCAAGATGCTGTTGTTAAATCTGAACAAATCCCATTAGGTACACCAGTACCAAGGGATATTTCTGGAGCAAATTCACTATGAATGAAATTATGGCAGGTGCAAGTTTAGGTTTTGGAATTGGTATTCTGATTCTGTATTTTATGTACAGGCAAAGGTGAAATGATTCATTCTATTAACATCTGAAATTAACAATAACCTTGGTCTTGGTTTTTTTATTATTGAGGTGTCTTTTAATTACACGTTTTGCTGATTCGCTTTTTGCTTCTTTGTCGCAATACTCTGTGCTATTTGATTTAGACAATATTTTGATTTCTTCTGTTTTAGTATTGTATTCAAGCTTGTATGTTGGGTGTTTAGGTTCTAAATCTGATAATTTCAATTCTGTTGCAAATGTATTTGCTGAGATTAGGCTTAGTAAAATTATTCTTTTCATTTAAACAATCTCTTATATTTATAGAACGAGTGTCTACGAGTGATTCGAGGTTTCGATTTTATGACCATCTTCTCCTTGATTACAAGCTCCCATTTAAACTTGATCGGTAGGGGCAGAGCATCCCGAATGGGTGCGAACTGATATGAGTAATAGACATATATATGGCACTGTTATATACAACAGGAATAAAGGTGTTTTACGCAAAGAAGACTATATTTTTATGCGTGAATGCCTAGAAAAACACTTAGAATACATGCAGTTATCTGATTTTGATTATTCACATCAAATTGATGATTTAAAACAGCTTTTTATTAAATTGGATCACACAATAAACAGACTGTAATTGCGAACTAGCGTCTTATAACATGCGGGTTACGATTGACTAAATTTAAATCAAAATAGGGTGTTTTTTATGTTTGAGAAAGTTTTTATTTCTGATCCTGATTTTAAATATACTCAATATTTTACTTTTGATAATTTTTTAT